AATGTAGAACCAAAGTTGGACGGAGTGTCGGCTGATCGGTGGGATATCAAGTGCATCGGTCGCAAGCCGAGCATATCAGTTTCAGCAGAGGGCACAGGTGGCGGCCACAACGACTCATGAAACTCGCCTGCCGCCCGCTCGCTCCCAGTGGGAGCGTCCGTCAGTCAAGTTTCAGGAGTCGCAGTGGCTTCGAAACATTGCTGTCGAGGTAGTTTGATTTCAAGTTTTTCTTGAAATTAAATTGAAATGGCTTATGCATCTAAGTATGAAGTGAATCCTCTCGCGGTGACCTTCCAAAGGCGAGTAGTGTCGGGGACGAGGCCTACGGCTGGAAGAAGGGTGGCGTTGGACGAGTTCGGGATGCCTGCTAGAATGACTGTCATGTAGTTATGCTCCCAATCCAGAGGTTCGGTCCCAAGGGCTGCCTGGGAAACGAGGACCTTCTCGTTAATCTTATGACTGAAAACAAGCTTCTTCATGTTGGGGTACTTGGATTCGGCTCCGGCTACGTTCGCGACCGGTACCGAAAGAGGGAACTGTTTGTCTTGAAGTACTTGGTACATTCCCTTGTTAATCTTGCCAAACATGGCATCAATCGGTGCGACTGCGTTGTTCGGGGTTGAAGCGGTGTCGCCATACTGACGGGTGAAACCATAGGCGTTATTTCCATAACCAAGGTACAAAGAGTTGGTCATCGTGGGCTCCTGAGGGTTGAACGGGACTCCAGAGGGGTTGCCTACGGCCAAACCTGGTTTTCTCTTGAGAAGGAGGACGCGGAAGTTGAGCTGATTGACATAGCCAAGCTGGGTAGCCTGAGTCGGGTCAGGCGCACCCGCAAAAGTGCTGGCCTCGGTGGTGATCGTTACCTCGCTCTGGAAGTTCTTGTAAAAAACGTATCGGTCGGCTGACGGAAGAGTGCCAAGAGCAAAAGCAGACATGACGGTTCCTGCGGTAATGCCTGTAGCGGCGGCGATATCGACGGACGGTTGATCCTTGTTCGAATACTGGAGGACATACCCAGACATGGAGCGGAGCTTCGGGTTGTCGGTAGCGATAACACTCGGGTTCTTGTAATCGGGAGAACCGTGTCGAATGAGACGCTTTTCAAGAATGCCTGTTCCAGTAAGACCATGTAACATCTTGTTGTTAAACTTTCCAATAAATTTGTGACCTTGAATGAGGTTACGGCCACGGAAACGGGACTGGTTCGGCTTATTTACCGAACGGACGGACTTCGTGTAAGAGGCCTGGGGACGACGCTTACGCCAAGCTGCTTGAATCCTACGGGCAGCTACGGTGCGATTGGCATGGTGGGTGTAACGACGCTGGTAGTGAGCACGGACGCCTGTCTGGCGGGAAGCGGCACGGGAATGCCAAGCACGGACCATTATACCTAAAGAATACATAAAAAAATGGCTTAAAAAAACTATTTCTAGATCTATCATGGAGAATTTAGATCCACATAGTTCTGGTGGAGGTAATACTAGTACTCCACCAGTACCAAAACAAATCTCTCCAGCTAAAGACTGGTTTATGACCTGGAATAACTATCCAGAGAACTGGATCGAGATACTCGAGATCCATAGTTCTAAGATAAAAGCCTACATATATGGAAAGGAGGTGGGGGACTCCGGTACCCCCCACATTCAGGGACATCTCTCCTTTCTCTCCAAAGTGAGACCTAAAGGTATGTTTCCCAAGGAGATACACTGGGAAAAGACCCGCGCGCCAAAGGCAGCGGTCGAATACTGCAAAAAAGACGGGGAATACAAAATAAAGGGATACCCGGTACCCTACAAAGAAAATATCGAGCATATGTATGAGTGGGAACAAGAAATCATCACGCTGCTCTCCAAGAAACCCGACAAGCGGACAATCCACTGGCGGTGGTCAAAGGAGGGGGCCGTGGGCAAGACTACTTTCTGCAAGTATCTATTTACTAACTATCGTAAGGTGGTTGTGTTATCTGGAAAAAAAGATGACATGACGAATGGTGTGGTGCAATACTCGTTGGCTAACGACGGGGCACTGCCTGAGATTGTCATCATCGACATACCCAAGAGCGAGGGGAACAAAGTAAGCTACGCTGGGGTCGAGTCGGTCAAAAGCATGTTCTTCTTCTCTCCAAAGTACGAGTCAAGCATGGTATGTGGGGAACCCCCACACGTGGTGTGCTTCGCAAATGTAGAACCAAAGTTGGACGGAGTGTCGGCTGATCGGTGGGATATCAAGTGCATCGGTCGCAAGCCGAGCATATCAGTTTCAGCAGAGGGCACAGGTGGCGGCCACAACGACTCATGAA